TCAGTGAATTCTGTCACTGTAACGCTTGCTTCTAAACGAACACCGCTCAATGCTTTTTTAATCTCGCTCTGAACTGCATTTGCTTTACGTAAATTGATTTGCATATTATTTCCTTTTCAATATATTCTATTATAACACAATTATAACATGTTGTACATGGTGGGCCGACTGAGAATTGAACTCAGACTCGATCGATTATGAGTCGATTGCTTTACCATTAAGCTATCGGTCCAAAAATGGCGCGCCTAGAAGGATTCGAACCTCCGACCCTAACGTTCGTAGCGTTATGCTCTAGTCCGGACTGAGCTACAGGCGCATGATCTGGTCCCAACTTCTGGTTACGCTCCAGACTATCTGGCTTTTCAGACCAGCGCTTTCACTAGATTAGCTTAATTGGGTTCAACTACTGCAATCACGTTTTCTTCCTTGATTACGTAGATAGTTTTATCTTCAAACTTTGACTTAGATGCAAATTGCCAATCTACTAGCAATAGATCTCCTTCTTTTACATCATTAACTTTATTACCAACAGAAAGTACTCGACCTCGTTTGATTTCTCCGTTTGGATTACCTTGTACGATGATACCGCTTGCTGTGGTTTGTTCAATCTCTACTTCTTCAAAAACTATCTTATCATTCAATGGTTTTAACATAATCATCCTTAATTGGTGCCCCAAGAGAGACTCGAACTCTCACGCCGAAGCACTGGCTTCTAAGACCAGCGTGTCTACCAATTCCACCATCAGGGCATTAAATGGAGCGGGAAACGAGTCTCGAACTCGCGACCTCAACCTTGGCAAGGTTGCGCTCTACCAACTGAGCTATTCCCGCATTAACTTATAAACTACCTTTGATCTTAACATCTCGAATAGATGTTTTAATCTTTACTTCTTTCTTTTCTGAGTCATCTACCTTTTGTACTTCTCCTGTAGATTTATTCAACTCATATTCTGCCAACTTAGTAGCAGTCTCTGCATTTACTTTTGTCCAATATTCGGCATCAGCTTTTTTCTTTGCTTCTAATCGTCTCTGTTTTTCTTCTGTGTTAAAGATTCGATCAACATTTTCTTCAAATGCTTTGTTACTAACTTTGGATTGTATTGCATCGCCTGTAATATCATTCTTTGCTACCATTTAAATCTCCAACTTAATAGATCTTTTATTAATCTTTGTCTTCAGTAAAACATTAAAACTTAACGAGATTCTTTCTTGTCCATCAAAATCGCCTGGATTTGTTCCGTGTTGTAACCAACTTGGAAATATAACTATCTTGCCTTTTTCTGGTACAATAGTTACTAATTCATAATTATTAAATCCAACCTCATACTCATAAACAAATGAATATGGTGTAACTCCTCTTGGATCAACAAAGAATAGATTGCCTTTGTCTTTTCCTGGTGTTGCAAGATACATCACGCCTGAAAACATACAATTTGGATGATGATGTATCTGATGTTGACTCTTATCTTTGTGAGAATTTCCCCACATACAATTAATGATTACATCATCATACTTGATACCCTGATCTTTTAATGCAACATGCATTCGATCAACTAAAATGTCCTTTATAGGTTTCCAATCTTCGCGTAGATGTAAATCATCTGGACTTACCCAGTTTCCTAAACCAGAATACAATCCACCACCTTCATTCTCTCGAATGTTGATGAACTTCTTTGCATACTCGTCTAAGAAACTTGTATCTGCTAGTTGATATTCCCATATTGTTGTTGGAAATATCTTATATCTATTCATAGCATCATAAAACATAATTATCCTTTGGTGGAGAAGGAGAGAATCGAACTCTCAATCCAAGCTTGCAAAGCTAGTGTTATCCCATTTAACTACATCCCCAAAATTGGTCGGAGTACAAGGATTCGAACCTTGGACCCCCTGGTCCCAAACCAGGTGCGCTACCAGACTGCGCTACACTCCGATAAAACTTGGTGCCCCGTGACAGAATCGAACTGCCGTCCCCTGATTACAAAACAGGTGTTCTACCATTTAACTAACAGGGCAAAAATTTATATATCATTGTTGAGAACACTGTTGTGTGTTTAAGACCGTGTAGTAGTTAGACGTTTAAGGTCATCTCTTTCGAGCCTTGCTACCGATTCTCCTATTGTCTTCCTTAAACATAGTGTCAGCATACTACGTAACAGATACCTGTCGGATCTCGAATAGGATTGTGATCTTCCCTAACAGTTGGGATTGCGTGGGCTTTCGTTCACGTTCTCAACAATAATAACATTGGTGGTAATGGTTGGATTCGAACCAACGTTAGCTTCCGTATGAAGGAAGTGCAAGGCCTCTTTGCTACATTACCATAATGAAGTACACTAAGGTGAAATGAACTTACTACGTAGAGGTTCCGGCTTACCAATCCTGATCCCAACCTTTCGGTTTTGTAGAGATTTAAGTATACTTCATTATGGTGACCAGTGATTACGCACACTGGTCAATGCGGGGTCTGTTGAATTTGTAAGTAATGCAACCATCGTTATATGCATCATTCACCCATTTATCAAGGCGCGCTGGGACTCGGTACGTCATTACAGTTACTCATCCAACGTTTCCTATTTTTGCTAGGGTATTGCGCCCCACGTTGTTTACAATTGCTTTTGCTGGCCAGCTACTAACAACCGTGACTTTCACTTACTAACACTTACAAAACTGGTGGGGATAGAAGGATTCGCACCTACTAGTCCGAAGAAACTGATTTACAGTCAGCCGCGACCCTCTCACTTCGCCGTATCCCCGTAAAATTGGCTGTGGTACTTGGAATCGAACCAAGCTCATTCCTGATTAACAGTCAGGCGCATACACCTTGCTTGCTCTACCACAATAAAACTGGTTGCGGAGGGTGGAATCGAACCACCAACTGAAGCATATGAAACTTCTGAGATACCGTTTCTCTACTCCGCGATAATAAATTTGTGGCAGGTGAGGTATCTGGTTAGTTGATCTAGAAAGCAACTAACTTGCCCATTCTCCTTTTACTTTCCTTACCACAAAAACTTGGCGCACCATAGGGGTTTCGATCCCCTTACCTCATGCGTGACAGGCATGCGCTCTCCCGATTGAGCTAATGGTGCAACTCTTAATTATGTTGTCTGCACTATTTGCTGTAGTTCAACACGCTTTACGATCGATTACGGTTTATTGCTACAGTTACATAACACATGATCAGGTCTCTGAGCTTACAAACAACATAATTAAGAGTGTAGGCTACGTTTTTCATTTTCGCCCCTACTTGAGTTTACCACACTGTCGTCACATTTGCTTATTCGCTTGTTGTGAATCAGCTAACAGAGTCTGCTTACGTCTGCGCTAACGGTCTTCTGTACACCGGATCTCTATCGTTAATCAAACGACCAACTTCACGCAGTTGGCGACGGAAAACTGGTACACCGAAGGGGAATCGAACCCCTCTTACTCACGTGAAAGGCGAGTGTCCTAACCGATAGACGACCGGTGCATTGTATTATTATACCACATTTTTAACACGTTGTACATGCTGGCGTCGCTTAGAGGATTCGAACCTCTGACCTACAATTTAGAAGACTGTTGTTCTATCCAACTGAACTAAAGCGACATATTGGTGCGGATACCGAGACTCGAACTCGGAGAACTCAGATTTTAAGTCTGATATGTATACCAATTCCATCATATCCGCGTTAACTTGGAGGTACGAGTCAGATTTGAACTGACGACTTTACGGGTTTGCAATCCGTTCCCTTAGACCGCTCGGGCATCGTACCGTGGTAGCCATGGACAATTTTGAAATGTCGACCTATCGCTTATCAAGCGATTGCTCTTCCTCTGAGCTACACGGCTAAAATTAATTTGCAGCCGGTGTGGACACATCAGGCATCACCCTTACCGCCACTCCGTTTACTAAAAACAACCGTTCACTAATTCCCAATTGATAGTTGGTTTTCGTTAATACTAAGTTGTCTAGTCATCCGTCCCACTAGACTCTGCTCCTACTGCAAAACTTGGCGGTGATAGTAGGATTCGAACCTACGGAACGTTCGACACGTTCTTCTGTTTAGCAAACAGACGCGATCAGCCTCTCTGCCATATCACCATATAAAAATACACTTAGCGAGATTTGCACTCGCGTACCCTCTATGAGGGAACTTAGTCTAATCGCACGCATTCGCATGTCCCAGTTCATAAGTGTACCATATAGAAACTCTCTGACGGAATTGCACCGTACTGTAACCTATCTTCCTTGTGGGTTCTACTCAATCGATATTATTGTAGAATTTTCCATTCTCAAGTGTAGTTACACAAAGAGCTTTTATATGGCGGAAGCGGTGAGATTCGAACTCACGGACCATTTCTGATCGTCTGTTTTCAAGACAGGTGCAATAAACCGGGCTCTGCCACGCTTCCATATTGCTGCTAATTTTTAAAGAACATGTATGAATTATACCATACATTTTGTAGTTTGTACATATAGCACAAAGTACTAATTTTGGCAGGGGGTACAAGATTCGAACTTGTGATGCCTGAGTCAAAGTCAAGTGTGTTACCGCTACACTAACCCCCAACAGAACTGCTATTATACTACACTTTTAACTGGTTGTACATATAGTTAAAAGTTCTAATGAAAAAAAACCCCGGATTCTTTAGGTCCGGGGTTTGTAGATAATTCTTTAGAACTATTTGTTACTTACCCCGTAAGACCTCCATCAAGATTGTGATAAAAGCCTAATGACCATGATGTCTCTGGACGTGTAATCGCCTGACTATTGATCGTCATTCTCGCTTTAGGGGATGTTATACAAATTTTGTTCATAGGTTTATATATACAAATTTTTCTCTTAACTGAGCGGTATTTCTAAAAATTCTAAAATATTAAATGTTGTGCTAATACCATACAGCTAATAAATGCCCATAATGTGTTAAAGGCTACTAATGTCGGCAACAATTTCTTGTTTGATGCCCAAATAAGCGTTAAACTAGTTGCAAGTGTTAAAAAATACAAATACCATATTTGAATGCCAAAAATTAATCCTGGTACAATAATGATAGCTTTAGTAAACCAACTTGCTGCTTCAACGATATTATAATTTGTCCAATATTCTCTAGTGAGCCACATCCCATAACACTCTTTAATGGCTTTTAAACCACTATGTGAATATGAGATAGCTACTAAAATACTCCATACAAATGCTGCAATTAATACTTGAGTTAATGTCATTAAATTACCTTAACCTTAAACTTTTCACCATTTTTAGTCATCTTTTTAGGATCACACATCTTCATGAGTAATTCGCCCGCTGGAATGACTGATAACAGCAGCATATCTGGTTTATCACCAAGCTTCAATGGTTTTGTTGGACGATCCATAAATTTCCAAAAAGCAAAGTAATGAAGTTGTCCTTGGCGATATGATTCCAAGTATTGAGTGTACTTATTCATATGTAAGTAGAACTCATCTTCGTGCACAACTTTATTATCTACACTCCACACCACTTCTTCAGGTGATTTTTTAATCCTGAAATCATGTTTGCGAACTTCCGTTGGAGGAAGGATGTAATCTTTTCCTGAGTGATTAACAATTTCATCAGCAAACTCACAGTCAATGTCTAAACGTTTTTCTTCATACGATCTAGACTTGCCATTGTTGTCTTTATAAGACTTTGCTTTGGCATTCGCTCGTTCCAAGTAATCTGCATCTACAGCATACGTTGTATGTAAGTTGATCTCAGATAACTTGTCGAGGATGTATTTTGAATTATTATCAGGCATAATATAAAAAATATTTCACAAACATAAAAATTACAAAACCAATCAAGACATATCTCAACAAAAACAAAATAGGTTTTATTAAGATGATAGCCAAAATCACCAATAACAGAGTTGAGAACCCGCTCATATCAGCATGTATGACATCGTCAAATGCTTTAGACCAACCGTCCTCTTCCACTGTCGTTTGTACCTTTGCAACTTGCTCTTCAGCTTGCTGCTTCACTTCTTCAATTTCAATAGTCATAATATAACTCGCACTTTTTTATTGTACTAGGTTATATTATACCATAAAAATATCCTGCTGTACATGCTTTTATCGCACAGTTTGAGTCATAATAACAGCGTCCCCGCGTGCTATTGCATCCTCTACTTGTTTCTTGACTTTGGCATCTGCAATCGTCTCATGGGGGAGCTCCTGGGCTCTCTGGGACAGTGATTTAGTAGGTTCTACATTACCAGTTTCTTGGTCAAGTTCTTTGAAGGCCTTAGACTTGTCAAACTTGTGATTTAGAACTTTATTATCCTTAATTGCTTGCGCCATTAACTTGTTCGTATCATTGTACGGGAATATCATGCGAGTAAATACTCTGTAACCCTTACCTTCACGGCGGATCTCAAACTTATCTCGCTTGAAACCAACCATTAGCGTGGTATTTGTAACTGTACGAGTAGTACGTTCCACTTCACGTTGGATTTCGGTATCACCGCCTAGACCAGCCTCAGCAGTGTATTCTTTCATCATGCTTTCGACTGTGTTGTTGATTTGAGATGCAAGTTGACGCTTAGCATTCATAGTTGCTTTGTCAATGGCAAATTGCATATCCATTGAATATTCGGTTGCATTTGCATAGATGTAACCATCATCCTTAGTCAAGTACATGGTAAACCATTCTGGCGCAAGTGTTACATCGACCTTTTCAGATCCTTGCTGCCATTCTGCTTTCTCACCGACTAAGCTTTTAGTACCTGCACAGCCCGTCAAAGCTGCAGCGATACATGTTGCTATAATCACCTTTTTCATAATATAGTCCTTACTGTTCAATAACAAGGTTGCGACGAATGATTCGTCTATCACTGATCTTCAACGATAATAATTTATTGTTGAGATCTTCCACATTGTAATCACGCATGAACTTTGCTTCTTCATTCGTAAATACAAATACTAATGACTCGTCCAGTTTCCCGGCACGAGCAGTCATCTTATATCCTTGAGTCGGTATCGCTAACTCATTAGCAACTACATTATTTGTACCAACAAAACTTGGCCAAACTAATGTAGCTTTCTTACCTTCTACATGGAAAACATAAACCTTTGTAGGATCATTCGTCTTAGCCATAAACTTCATATTTTCGCCAGACTTATAGAAGAACCTACCATCTACAAAAGCGTCAATCTTTGGTCGTTCATCTGTGACACGAACTTCAACATCAACACTGCATGTCCTTTTACCTAATAGAGTAGATAGTTCTTTACGTACTACTCTCGAGCTCTTGATGTATGCATCAGAGGTGGAATAAAGTGCTGTCTCTGCATTACACTTTACTTCACCTCGATATTCTGTACATTGACTAAACTCATCAACAAATACATTCTCACCTAACACATTACGAACAGCATCAATCTTAGCGAGCATCTCTGCTTTTTGACAAGCATAGTTCTCACTAACATCGGGCCCAAAGTGCCATTCGCCTGTGCCTGTTGCTGCTGAGCTTGTCCCTATAACAGCAGACAATGCTAAGCTTGCTAAACTAATCGGTAGAGGTATTTCCATCGTCTGCAGTAAAAATTTCCTTATTATAGGATATTATACTACAATTTTCGACATTTGTAAACTGGCCTGCGATTTCCTGCAGCACATTTTCTACAGAATTACTTTTTACTCGTAGAGTTTTTTCTTGCAACTGGTTTTGCTTGTCTCTGAACTTTAGGTTTACTTGGTACTGGTTTTTCATTGATCTTTGCCTTAGCTAATTTCTCAAATTTTTTCTGACGTTCAGTTAGACGTTTCAAGACTTCTTCACCATCCATCCAAATATCTTTGTTTGCAAGTAATGATGAGATCTCTTCATCGTGTAAGAAACCATCATAGATGCGTTTTAATAAATGTTCTGACCACTTACGTTCGTGAACGATGTTATCATACATCTCACCGCCCTTACCGTGTGTCATACTTGAGTAGTTGTGGAACATGAACATAGAGTGTTCACTTACTTCAAATGTATCAGCTGCTAGGAATACCATCGTTGCTGCTGACATACATGCACCTTCAACTGAGCAAATAACATGTGCTGGTGTATCAGCGATTGCTCGAAGGAATTGAATTGCTGTAAAGAGATCTCCACCGTATGAATTGATATGGATCTGAATTACATCATTTTCTCCAGCATTTCGCATGATCTCAAACCATGCAACATAATCTGAAGGCTCCTCAATTGAACCACTCAGATAGAATGAGTGTAAAGAATTAATCGATTTATTTACAAAGGCTTTTTGTACCGATGAATTCTGTTGGATAGGTGGCGTTGTACTATTCATAACTAATTCCCTTTTCTTTTTCGTATAACCGTATTTTATGTATAAGGTTATGGACATGATTATCTCGATGCTCTTTGAACACGAGTGGTTTATTATCTTCCACTGCCATGATTGTTACCAAATTCACGATAGGGACTTTAGTTCTTTCTTCATACATTACTGCGTACGCTGATTCTTGTTCGTAGTAATCTGTGATGCTTTCTGCTTCTTTGATTCTCGATGACGTTTTGAAGTCGATGATCGATGGAACTCCGTCGAACTCCGCGATAAGGTCCACTCTCCCAGCCAATCTAAGGTGGTCCGAGTAGAGAGGCACTTCTTGCATGTATACAGTACCAATTCTTCCATCCAAGATCGGTTTGATACTGTTGAACATTCCCCGCACATGCGGCATTGCTTTTTCAAAGTAATCTTCCTCGTTATCTATGTAACGTTCGCAAATAGTATGAAGAGAAGTGCCTCGACCTGCTGCTCGCGCAGAGATACGATTAGCTTCTTCTTCACCCACTCGTTTTCGCCAATCTAAGATAGATTGCTTTGTAAAATGTCCGAGCACAGTTGTGATTGAAGGATACTTAACACCGCTTGGCGTTACGTATCTTCTTCCTTCCTCACCAGATTCAGTGAGTAAATCTGTATAACCTAAATCAATCGGTTGATGAGTAAAGATCTTCCTCGTCGACTCGTTTGTACTTGTCAAAATTCTTGTCTCGCTTCAGTTTTTGTTTACGAATATGAACATCATGCAATGTTTGATCTTCATAATAATTAGGACTACCGTTCTTGCGCTTGTGTTGCTTAGCGCTATCACGACGTCGAAAGCTTGTCATGTCACACCTTGATATTGTTGTTTCTTCCCGAACCTTTTTTGATTTGCTTCAGACGGTCTTGCCATTCGGAACCTGCTCGACGCATCGTACTCTTAGAATCAGATAGCATACCAGCTGTTTCTAATGTTCTATATAATTCACCGCCGCAATCTTTACACGGTTGCTTTAGCGGTTCGTCTCGATCCGACATTTTTAGAATCTCTTCGAAATAATTCTCGCAATTCTTGCACTTGTAAGCGTAAGTAGGCATCTTTTTCCTTAATTCCATCAATAAACCATTGCGGTGGTTCTCTATTAGTCCACTTCGCCATGTTTACCTTTTTATCTATATAATACTTTCGGTATGAAGCAACATGATCACCTGGAATCTTGCATTCGTCTGGCATTGCAGGTGTCGGACCATGCCAAATACGTGTTTTGTTATCTGTGAAGATATTCTTTGGTTTGTACTTTAATATCTCTCGCAGTTTTGTATCAGTAGCATGAATTTTGCCATAACGATACGTATACTCGTTACATGTCGCTACAAATAAATCATACAAATACATGTAATTAACTTCATGTTGTCTTACCCAAACAGCTGAAGGATGATTAATATGAGTAGCGGAATAAAGCACTTGATCGCGCTCATCATTGAGAACGTAGTGCTTCCGTTTGCGACCAGACTGAGATACACCATCAGTAAGAACACCGTCAAGCACACGGTGTGCGGTAGAAAGTAATTGAGCATATTCTAGGATCATCTTTACGACATGTTTATCAATGTGCATCTCTGCACTCGTCTTCGGATCAAAATCTAAATAAAAGATATTCATCCGGTCCTGCCACCATAAACTAAACGCTCAAGTTCTGCAATCTGCGTTCGCATAGCATTACATTCTTGTTCTAAGAATTGAATCTTTTCTGTTTGTTGTCGAATGATCTGTTGCTGCTCTCCGCATAATAGATCTAATTCTCTAAAATCTTCGCTATCTTTATCCATTGTAAAGTTATTTCCATTTATTGTAAAGTTATTTCCATTTATTGTAAAGTTATTTCCATTTATTGTAAAGTTTCATGCGTCTGAAACGGGGTTTTTCTATCTGCAATCAATTCAAACAATACTTCTTCAACTTCATGTAATTCTTCCATAGTCACATGACTTGGATCTAGCTTTCCTTCAAGTACAGCTTGCATTACTAATTTACGATCTTCAGTCATCATTTTCTTTCTGTTCAAAACGTTTTTCTTGGATAGTTTTTTCTTTAAAAAACTTCCTTGGATTTCCACACATATGACAATTTGGATCTCCGCAGTTTGTTGAATGCATTTTTGCAAATTTATGTGGTTGTACTATTGGAATACCATATTCTCTAGCAATTTTTACTTGCCTTTTAATCTTTGTATCTTTTTGATGAATGCGTTCAGAGTGTTTAATCTTATGGTCTTCATTTGACATTTCAAGCTCCTTGAGTAATACGCGGAGATTGTTCACCGCGTAATTTTCGGCAATCTTCTTTTACCTGTATTGGAAAATCTGGTGATGTTTCCGCTAAACTACAATCATATTTTACTATACCATGTTGTTCACTCATATAATTAACCAATACGAAGAACCAAAATAGAAAACCCCCAACCATGAGGGTATAAAACAAAAAACCTTTTACATATTGCTTTAACATAATTTTGGTCCAGTTACCCAATGTGAAATTGTTTTACGAACACCTTTAGTTACAGGCGTCACACGATGTTGTATCGAACTTATGAATACTAATGCGGTTCCAGGATTTTCTAAACGAAAGATACCAACTTCTCCATTTAGAAATAGTTGAAATTCTCCACCTTCATATGATTCACTTGATATATTTAGAATTGCCGTCAATTTAATATCAGATGCACCATATGTTGATTCATCACTGTGCCATTCGTATTCACCACCAACTCTATATTCATTATAATTAATGAACTCATTATCGTTGATTTGGTGTAGATTAAATCCAAAATGATTTTTATTTAGATCTAATATTGCTTCTGTAAATCTATTCAATTCTGGCTTCAATCTACGATATTGGAATGCAGACACATCTGAAGTTTTTGTAATTCCTTCAGCTGGTCTATCATGTAAATCATGAGCAATGTTAGCTTGGATTTTTTCATCCATAACTATACACTCTTCCTTACTATATAAGTCATCTAAGATATAGTAATGAAACCTCATAGCATCCTAATAAGTCCGATTGTGTCTATTGATGTTAGCAAGATGTAGTTAGCCAACATCCCAAAAGATTTCCTAGAATAAGCAGCCCAAGCATAGAGACTGCAGCCGAGGATCCAAACAGGATACATCGCAAGTAGGGGAGGGTTAGGGACGGTAAGCGCCATTGTGATAGAACACCCAACGCTAACGCCCCAAGCAACAAGCTCAACGATAAAGCGAAAAGGATGAGAACGGTAGTCATCTTTGATCCATTGTAAAGTCGTTATAAAAATTTCATTCATGCGAGTAACACCAAAGTTATTAATAATATTATACCACACCATTCGACAAAAGTAAACCGATAATAGAAAGCATGCAATTTTCTATGCTTACATAGCCAAATGTACAGTCTATCTATCATCTCTCGAGTATTACGTAATCACCAAAATGTTTGTCAAATGTAGCGACTAAATGTTCATAGTCTCCGCTTATCATCTCTGCAATAATTTTGTCTGCATTCAGATCAAGCTGCCGAGCAAATCTCTTCGCATAACCCATTAAACAAAATGCATTACCTTCTGGACCGGTGAGATCGATCACTGGTGTACCGTTTTGTTTTTCACGTATCATATTACCACCATGAATCGTAGTAAACTTCATCACCTTCATCAATTGCTTGCTTAGCAGCTTTAATGAATTCTTGCGTGGCTTCAAGATCCTCTGGATAGATCGTCTGTTCACCGAAGAAGAATCCTGCACGAGGTTGTAGTTCATTATCTCGTATATCTTCTTCTAGCATCTCAAGATCTTCGAGAGTTAGACGAATAGGTGAACAGTTAAATGTTTCCTTATCGCCACCTTTGAAGCGATACAAGTCTTCCATCCAACCATGCAATGCATTGAACTTGCGCCAATACGCGAGATCCTCTGCAGGTTGTTGATCTGATTCAAATTCAAAGTCATTGATCGCGTATTCTTTTTTAACGCGAAATGCGTACATATCCAAACCCATAATATATCTCCTTAAGCTTCTTCAACAGTGACGCGGTAGGCTTTGTCACCAATTACAACAGTTAGACGTTTTGTAGTACTCTTAAAAGCACCATTTTCGTCTAAGTCCCACTCTGTTTGACCAACTTTCTTAATTTGTACTGGTGCACCGGTTTCACTAGCCGCAATAATCAATTCGCTGCGAATACGATGCATGATGTAATCACAATATGCTAACATTAATTATACTCCTTTTTTCCACCAAATTCTTCATTAAAATTATAACCTGCGAGATAGTCTTCTATCTCTTTTTTAGACATGTCAACCAAGTCAATCCTAGTCGTCATATGTGTATCACCAACATAGTAATGAGGATCTATTGGACGATCATACCAACTGTCTGCAGATCCACGATCGAATGGACCACCATGACGATCATTATATTCAACACCTTTATATGTTCTCATATTAAGCTCCATAAGCAACTGCATCGTTATCTGCACACATCTCTGCGTACTCCATTGGATCTGTATAACGTTCATTAATTTCGTTATAGTCAATACGTGGTTCTTTGCAAGAAATCACTCCATCGTATTCCAATTGAGACTTTTCGAACCATGACATATAGTCATCATTTTCGAGTGACCAATCAAGGATGTACTCGCGCACATACTCGTTGTTTTTCTCTACTTCAGCCATTTCGACCACAGCAGCATAGTCGATGTTGAGTGGTACATTTTCAATCATGTACTCTGAACCACCTTTCATCTTCCAATACTGAGGACATTCACCTTCGCCATCCCAATCATGAGCGCCGTAGTTTTCCATAAACTGTGTACGAATAACGATCTTCATAACTTTCCTTTTTTCATTGTATAGGAATATTATACCATAATTCTCTGCATTTGTACATAGGGCCCCTGGCCTTGCAAGTTATTGATTTCATTAGCTTTTTAAAAATATTTTATTTTTTTACTGGATGAAACGCCCCAGGAGTCCCCCCAGGGGCCCCTCAAACTGGGGTGCGTTAGGGGGCCCGGGGTGTCGCCCGCGCAGTTTTACTTTGGAAAAAAACTGGGGAAATTAGCCTCTTCGCATCTTAGAGATTTCAATTGCCTCATCGCTGTTGAATATAGGCACAGCGTTAGACTTGTGCAGTGTACCGATACCAATCATTGCTGTACCAGTGTACTGATGTTGAGTCTTCTTAGTGCAGTCATGATAACCGCTATTAAGAGATGGATAGTGCGGTGTTTCGCGCACGTATGGTTTAGATACCTCTACCTTTTTGACCGTCTTAGGCACAGGTTTGGTTTCGTACTTCTTGAGTAGCGCTTGCCAAGACTCAGCTAAAGCTCGTTGTTTAGCATTAGGCTTGCGCTTTTTAGATTTTGCTGTAGGCGTATGTATAATCATGGTTAATATTATACCATGAAAATAACTCGTTGTACATAGGCCCCCGGCCCCTATCGACCTCGACCGGCTGATTTTTTCGCAGGTTTATGTGAAGTAACCTGATCTTTGGCAATGTTTTTCTCGTTGTTGCCTTCAGCCTTCTTCTTACCTTTGTTTTGTTTCTCGTTCTTCTTAGCTACTAATTCTTTAAGCATATCTGCGTATGACATAATTATTTCCTTATCCAATCTTTATCCCACATGTCCTTGTTCTTGTCGTCCTTGTACCAATCTTCTTTTTCCCATTCCTTAAACTTATCTATCTTGTCTTGAGGCAATGGTTTTACGATGATAGTATCTGTGACTAGTGTTGTCTTAGGAGGTGGTACTTTTTTAATCTGCACTTCTGCTAAGTACATCGATGCTGCAACTGCGCCTTCTATAATCATACACAATCACCAAACGTTGCTATCCATTTAGCGATGTCTTTCTGTTCAACTACTTCTGGGGTTTCTTGTTTTGTTTCCACTACTTCCTCCACTTGTTTCTCATTATCACACATACTTCCTCCTTTTGGGACTGCAAAAATAACGGGAGATCTTTTGGACCTCCCGAGATTAGATTTAGATCACCACCTTTATTAAGCGACTAGGTAACTTTGTTTACTTTCCTCTGTGTATTGTTCTACGAATGAATCGATCGAAGCTTTCTTGGCTTTTAATCTGCCTGCTACGTCGCTTCTCCCCCTTTTTCGCATCTTTTGTATAAAATGTCCGAGCTCTCTGGAATCGCGTTTTAGTTTTTCTATATGGGAAGGAATCATGCATCTCTCCGTTATGGTTGAAAGTTAAACAATCACATGATATAAAGTCAGCTAGTCTGTGGTTCTCCTTAAGTAAAAAAGGCCTAGATCTGTCGGGTGATCTAAGCCTTTTAGGTTTGTTGATAGGGTGCAAGCCATATACTTTATTTATCTAACGATGAGTCCTGGGAACGCTTCTATTACAAGCTTTTTCGTTAAACCTTTGTATACACCATCTAAAGTTTTATCCTTCATATGGCATACTAATGGAATCTCTTTGCTATCAATTCTATATAAGATATCGATGAACATCTTTTCTCTACGTACTCGATTGACTTGTTCGCCTGGTCCGCCTTTAACAAAGTATCTAAACTTCTTTGTCTCTGACATTAAACGTGTCTTATCGTATAAACGTTTTTCTTTTTCGTCGATTGGAGGTACACCTTGTGGCAATAAGAATTGCACCGTATCATCAAATGCACCCTTTAGGATGTCACGCAATTCTAATGAGTTGTGTTCACGTAGTAAAGCAAGCTTGTCTTTGCGAGACTCTGCTTTTCCTACTAGTTCCAATACTTCAGTAATCAATAATTTTTTGGCCATATTTTAAAACTCTTGAATAGAATCGACTAACATTTTACAACGTTTCTTAATAAGATAATCAAGTATACGTACTCTCGGTGCAACCTTTTGGTTCTCATATGTAAATATAATTGACTCTTGATAATCTTTAGGAATCATATCTAAATCAATTAACAGTTTATTACGTTGATAGTTTCTGTATGTTTCAGTGTCCATAGCTGATTGAAGATCTTCAGCTTTAGCTAACCATCCTTCAATCTTCTTTTTAGTAATAGGAGTTTGTCTGCTATTATCCACAAAGGTATTATCACCAGATAGGATATTAGGAATACCGTCACCACTATCACC